TCTAAAGGACTGCTTAAAAGACTGTATTTCAATAATTTCAAAGACCGATTAGCTAACTTTTATTGGACAGTAGTGATCTAAAATATTACAAAGATGTGCAGTTAGCCTCGATATCCATCACACACACCTTTGTATTGGCCATACTGATAAACATGGCACTGCATAAAAAAGGCAAATTGGCAACCATAAGTTTGGCAAGCATACATGCTCAATGACTCCCCATCATTTGCTAAAGCTTCAATATTAGCTATCGCCAAATCAGATAGTTGAGCTTTCTTCTGTGAATTATAAACACCATATCCTGCAATTGAAGCAAAAATAAAAACAAATACTAATTTAAATAAATTCTTTTTCATGGTAATTTTGATTTTTAATTGTTGTTATTTCAGATTTATCACACAATAATTTATTTCTAACTGTAGTAATACTTAAGTTTTTATATTTAAATACGATAGAAATATAAAGAAAATCCCTCTGAACGAGAATATGTCAGTGCATACAGTTCGGACGGAGTACCTGAATAGCAAGACAGCTTGAAAATCTGCTTGTCTGTCTTATACCGTGCCAGTCCATTGCCGTTCCAGTCAAATATTGAAATATTATATAGGTTGTTAGGGTCTGAATCACCTATCAATACACTGTAAATCACATCATCAGTGGCACACATTGCAGAAAATCCATATTTCATATCTGTAGCCGGAACCAACTCTCCTGCCTTAAAAGAAACCAAAGGTTCATAAAACCGATAAACGCCTGACAATAATATGGAAGTTGAAGATAAGTCAAATGTTTCCAATACCCCTCCATACAATGTTCCTGTTGCCATTTTATTTTTAGACGGAGAAAAACATACATTAGGTGAAAGAAACGCCTTTTTCATGTCCCCGTTTTCAACAGGGAAATCATTGTACTGAGAAACTACAGAATTCCCATCATACAGCTGAAAACGTTTCTGGCCTGTCTTTTCAACTCCCAATTGCCCATCTACAAGATACTGACCACCCAAATCCCATGCTCTACGGACTATACCGCTACAGGAGGAAAAATTGACATCATCGACAAACGAGACCTGCAAGCTGTCATCCTCATTGTTGACAGAATAATTAAACAGTTTTTTTTGAGACTGGTCATATATTTGCAGATTATCTCCATCAACCATCAGAGACAAGGCCGTATGAATTTCACCCGGACCTTGCCCTGCATGAACATTGCTGCCCAAATACCTTCCATCATGTTTGTCATATACATGCAACCATTTGCCTTCCGACAGTGCCAGTATATAGACATAGCGGCTGTCAACTGCCATATCGTAAGCATAACTTATCATCAAGTCATCGGAAAGGCATTTACCAGTTATCTCATGTTCTTCAATAAATTGAGGTTCATTATAGCTGTTATCCGATGAACACGCATAAAGTGAAAAAATAAGCACTATTATCAATACATTGCTCCGCATTCGCATCGTCCTTTAAAACCTGTAGATTTACCATAACCATTAACTGCTATATATTCCCTGTAACATGACCAGCAAGTTCTTTTACAAATAACAACTACACTACTTCCGTCACAACTAATCATCAGCCCATTCTCATTCCGTGCCAATGCCTCCACGTTAGCCAAAGCCAAATCTGACATCTCAGCATCCTGCCGTAAAGAATAAGCATTATATCCAGCTGCTATTATAAATGAAGCTACAAATAAAAATTTAAAAATTGACTTTTGCATAAAAACTCTTTTATTATAATTATTTTTATTAATACATTAGAGGAAATAAACCTCTATTCTCTCAATTCTGATTTTAAGACTCACTATTCCATTGGATACACCTCCTTTCTTCAATCGGATGGGTTTAACATGGAGTGGAACATGATATTCATTGTTTGCAGATATGTAATTCATGTTTCCACTCTTTCCCTTATCCGAACCAATTTTATATTATTCTTTTATTTATTCTCTAATATTTTCTTCACCTCCTGTCTCATTTCCCTTATAGCGGTAGAATTCACCTTAGGGGCAGCGTTAAGCACGTATTCTGCCTCCCTGACAAGCTTTACCCTGTCAAAATACTCGGGTTCAGCATAAAGCTTAACCAGCAGATAGTGGGGATATACGCGCTCCGGCAATCTGCGGGTGGAACGTAGCAGATACATCTCCGCTTTCCCATACTCTCCGCTCTCCTGCGCACTGCGTCCCAGAATATTCAATATCATCGGATCTCCGCTCACCGTCATGGCTTTCAAAAGAACCTTTTCTGCTTTGCCGTAACTTCCGGTTTTGTATAATGCCCTTCCGTACTCAAAACAGAAATCTTTATGCCAGGACATTTTATCATAAAGCTTTCCATATTCTTCCACTGCCGCCCTAAATGCTCCGGAATGATACAGAACCCTGACAGGCATCCACTGGCGAACAGCCCGTGTGCGTGCGGAGTACATACCATACCTATTCACCGAAGCAGTTAATCCGGCCACAACAACCGATAGCAGGACTGCTACAGCATACCTTTTACGCTTTATCATAACCAGGCCCTCGCCACTGAGTACAATTACCGCCAATAGCCATACAGAAACAATAGCCGGGATATGGAGCGGATAGGAAAAGCAGGCAAATACCATAAGCGATACAAGGCATCCGCCCATTCCCGCAAGAGATTTACGGCTCCCGGCTATCTTCAACAACACAAGTACTAAAGTTATAAACAATACGGATACCCATACACCATATTCAACTGCAATCTGCAGATATTCATTGAAGGCAAAATCGGGTGTTCCGGCCACCCATGCCTCCGACTCCGAATATTCACAATCAGTGAAGTATCTTTCCTGAGCATCACCGTAAATGGCGGAAAATGTCCTTCCATTTTCTTCACCCCAAGGATTGCCGGTAATGGCCCGGGAAGTTATCTCCCATATCAGCAAACGACCGTCTGCCGAGTCACGTTTCATGAAATACGCACCGGAGACAAACAGCAAACCGAGTATAAGCACGCCCAATACGGCATATCTGTGTTCCGATACAAAAGATTTTACTTTTACATGGTAAACCCTGAGAACCACATATCCGCACGAAAGCAGGGAAGCAAACCATGCCGCACGGCTCATGCCCGCAGGAAGCACACAGCATATCAGCAACAGCACACACATCGATAGATAATACTGCACAACCGAAAGACGGTCTTTCTTCCTGTTCAATATTAATATCCGGTACAGGGCTACCGGAAGAACTGCCGCCAGATTTACCGGAGATCTCGCTGGCATCGACCCAGCCATAGACCCGGGACGTTCCGTCCGTGTGAATAACATGGTACGGGTGCAGCGCGCCCTGCTTGATGATGGTGATCTTGGCCGGGCCAGCCTTTGGTGTTCCGTTTGCCTTTTTGTCGGTAGATGCCTTGTAGTGTGGACCGCCAAGGAACTGCACCACGTCACCAACCTTGTAGCCATCAGAAGATGCGGCCGACACATCGCCGTCCAGCATCTTCTGGAGCCAGTCGGTCATCCAAACGCCCTCCCGGTCTTGGAGTTTGATCTGCAGGTCGTCACTGGCATCTTCCTCATTATCGGTAAATGTCAGCGACAGCAGGTAGGGCTTGATGCTGCTGGTGATGTCCACGCCGTCAAACTCCACAGTACACTCGGCATGGCGGGCGGTATTTTCGTCGCTCATGTGACCACCTTCTTCCACGGGGGCAAGGTAGAGCTGGTTTGTGTCTCGGTATCCGGGAGCGTCAGAACGATTCCGGCCGGGAACACAAAATAGCCCAAGTGCTGCGGATTAGCAGCCATCAGGTTGGGAGCATAGGCGCAACTGCCGAGCTGCTTATAGGCCACGCTGTCCCAGCGGTCGCCTTGCACAGTCGTATAGGTTTTACTCATGCATACCTCCCTCTGAAATCATCGTCCTCTGCATCTTTCACGATTTCGAGGACAAGTTCTCTCAGGCTGTCATTCTGGGCATTCAGGACGTTTTGCAGCTCGGCAGTATCAGATATACCTGAGATATGGTAAACCGGCGAGAGCGATATAGGAACCGTGCTGCGTGCTGAGGAGGAGCCGTTGCACTCTGGCAGCTCAGCGCTCATGGGGGTAACGCTTGCGCTCTCCATCTCCCGTCTGGTTTCCGAGGCCGTCAGAACAGATTCCCCGCCGTTGAAGTAGACCAGCTCCGGGCCATGCTCACCAACGAGGGCAAAGCCGGGAGCCGCATCTTCCGTACCAACAGCATATCCGGGGATTCCGTGGTTGACATTGTAGCGCTCGTTGGAGCCTGCCAGCGCAGTAGAGGCCGCCGAGGCGATTTTGGCATAGGCTTCCTGCACACGGGGCATCATGCTGGATGCGCCATCGATGAAGCCCTGAATCGTCTCCTTGGCGCTTTTCGTGGCCTCGTCGCTCATGTCCATTTCCGATACGGTATCGGCTACGGTCTTGGCGATTTCGTCCATAGAATTGCTCATGCCGGTCTTGAGGTCGGCGATAGATTCGCTGGTGGTATCCTGCGCTTCTTTCAGTGCAGCATAGTTCTCAACCATTTTGGCGAGATCAGCATCCGAGGCCGAGGCCATACCGGCAATCGCATTGACGGATTCCTTGCTGCCATCCGCAAAACTGGCGATAATTTCACTCAGACCGTCGATGTCAGCCGCCCGTTCGTTCAGCTTTTCGAGGTTCTGGTTGTAGTTGTCCCAGTAGGTGATCTGGCTTTGCAGTGCATTGTTGATGGATGCAGCGGAGGTCGAAACGACCTTTTCCGCAGAATCCCACAACGCATACTGGCCGCTGATGCTGCCGTAGGCTTCATCATAGGCATCCTTGTAGGCTGCAATGATGTCCTGAATCCGAAGCTCTGCATCAGAGATGGCATTCGCCACATTCTGCTGCTGCGCTGCAACATCGTCTGCGCTGTCGGCGGCGGACTGCTGCGAAGCATTCAGGGCATCGACTGCGGCGCTGGCCTCCTGATACTCGGCCTCGGCGGCATTGATAGCCTCCTGATCCTGTTCTACGGCGGCGGTGTAGTTCTCGACCTCCCGCCGGGCAGTGACAAGGTCATCCGAGTACCCCATATACTCAGTGCGCAGTTGCTGCACATCCTCGCTCATGGTGCGCCACGGCAGATCTTCCACCGTGCCGTAGGTGAGCTTGAACTGCTCATCCGTCAGGCCGAGGGTGGTCAGCAGCTTATCGTAGGCAGCAGACATGCCGGCATTGGATTTTTCCACCTTTGCCTGCGCGGTCGCCAGCTTGGTTTCGTTCTCAGCACTCTCAACCAGCACATTGTTGTACTGGTCATAAAGGGTGTTCAGGTATTCCTGCCGGGCCTGTGCCTTGGCATCCGCCACATAGGCATCCGTGTGCTGGCGCAGCGCTGCGGTGCCGCCCTTGATGGAATTGGTCTCAAGGTCAATATCATCTGCAAGACTGGGCACCAGAACAGACAGCCGGGCCAGCGTGTCGTGGTATTCGGCATTTCCGTCCGTGTTCCCATTTGTGGCGGCCTCGATGGCCTCCAACTTGCTGATGTACTGGTCCGCAACGCTGGCGGTCGCTGCCATGTTGGACAGGGTGGAATCGTAGCTTGCGCTCGCTTCTTCCATGCTGTCGCCCATGTCACGAGCGGCGCTGGTCAGCTCCTTTACAGAGGGCACCGTCGCATCGGCAGATGTTGCCAGTGCCGTGACGAGCGTAACCGTTCCTGCAATCGCCACAGATGCAAGCGTCAGCGGGCCAGCAAGTCCCGCCAGAGAGCCAGTGAACAGAGTTGCCGCCGCATGAGCTAGTTTTATGCCAGCTGAAACCGCAGTCAGCGTGCCGACCAGGCCGCCCAACGTGACGGTTCCTGCCGCAATTCCCTTGACCACACCGGGATTTTCCTCTACAAATCCCTGCATCCAGCCCAGGACTTCCGCGCCGACATCGTACAAATCCGACATCACCGGAGTCAAATCCTCACCGATGGCGATTTTCAGGCCGTCTGCTGCGGACTGCATCAGCGTCAGTCTGCCGTTCATGTTGTCGAGCATGGTGCCTGCCATTTTATCGGCAGATCCGGCGCAGTCGTTCAGAGCTGCGGTGTAGTCCGCAAAAGACTGCCCGCCCTCGGCTGCGGCCTCGCTGCACCCGGCCATGATGGTTTGCAGTTTGGAATACTGGTTCGTGCCGGCAATGACCTTTGCAAGGTTGGCTTGCTCTTGGTCGGTCAGGGTGTCCCAGATACCGGCCATGCCTGTGAGGATGCTGGACAGGCTCTGCATATTGCCGTGCGCATCATAAATCTGCACACCGTATTCTGCAAGGGTGTCCCCGCACTCTTTCGTGTTGGTTGCAAGGCGGGTGAAGATGGCGTTCAGGGCCGTGCCAGCCTCGCCGCCCTTGACACCGGCGTTGGCCATGGTAGCCAGCACAGCGGTGGTTTCCTCGACCGAGTAGCCGAGGGATGTAGCGGTAGCTGCACACGCCTTGTAAGCCTCACCCAACTGGATGACATTCGTGTTGGAGTTGGCCATGGCGTAGGCCATTACGTCCACAAAGTGCGTGGTGTCGGAGGCCTTCAGGCCAAAGGCCGTCAGGTAGTCGGTGACAATATCGGATGCCTGCGCCAGATCCATGTTGGCAGCAGCAGCCAGATTCAGCACCGGGCTGATGCCGTCCAGCATAGACTGGGTGTCCCAGCCTGCCAAAGCCATGTAGGACAGGGCATCAGCCGATTCACCAGCGGTGAATTTGGTGGTCGCGCCCATCTCCTTGGCCTTGTCGGACAGAGCCGTCAGCTCCTCACCGGTAGCACCAGAGAGGGCCTCGACATTGCTCATGGATGCTTCAAAATCACCTGCGGTGTTGACGCAGTCCATGTAGGCATCCCGGATTTCTCCGAGGGCCTTTGAAATGCCGACCGTGGCCAGCGTGGCCTCGACCGTCTCAAGCGCCTCGACCGATTTTTCACCGAATCCCTTTGCGCCCTCACCGGCCTCGTCCATCGTTTTCTTGAGGTCAACCTGCTTATCCTTGAGCTTATCGACCTCAGTTTCCAGCCGGACGCTTTCCGCCGTCAGCTGCGTGGTATCCACGCCAGCTTCGTGCAGAGCGTTCCCGGTGGCAGCCAAACGCTGCTCATAAGTGTTCAGGGAGGCCGTGGTCTTGTCGATCTGCGCCTGTTTGGAAAGCAGCTTGTTTTCCAACGCAGAGGAATAACCCTCGGTCTCCTGAATCTCTTTCTGGATGTTGTCGTACTGCTGCTGCAAAACAGAAAGCCGCTGACGGGTTGCGTCAACGGCCTGTTGCTGCTTCTGGTACGCCGAAATGTCGGATTGTACTTTGTTCAACTGCTGAATCTTTCCCTGCGTTTCCACAAGGGCAGACTGAGCAGCCTTGAATGTACTGGAAAAGCTGCTGTTCTGTTTGGCGGACAGGTTGAACAGCAGCTCCCACTCTTTACGAGCCACTACTTACCGTCCTTTCTCGCTCTCTGGCGCTCGGCAATGAGGTCATTGCTGCTGCGGATCCATTGCCGGAACTGATACAGGGGCATTTCCAGCCAGTAGGGCGCAGGCGTACAGTTGACCTGTGCCATTGCAAGCACCTGTCGCCGCAGCCACACGCCGCCATCACCGGTTACAAGTCCGACCTCAGCAAAAAATTTCTCGCTTTGGTGCGGATGGTGTTGTAGTCCCGGATGTTCATAGCACCAATGACATCAACACCGATAGGCTCGGTACACGCCCGGCAGGCCATGCGGATAAGGTAGCCCGCACTCATCGAGGGGATGATAACCGGCTGATTCAGAGCCGTAAGCTCTGCCTCGATGGCGATGGAGTCATTGCCGGTCAGCTTGCCCCAGTTGAACGTGAGGGATTCGTAGTGCTTGCCCTCATAGTCAAGGGGCTTCTGGAGCTTGTGAGTGTAGGTATACGGGTCAGCAGCGGCAGCAGCCTTTGCAGCGGCAGCCTGAGCTGCATCAAATTCTTTCGGGTCAATGACGGCGTTCATGCTGGATAGCTCCTTTCACGCTCAAAAAATAGGACGGGACTGCAAAATGCAGCTCCGGCGAAACGGTATATGCGGATTACTTGCCCAGGGCCGCACGGACACCGGCCAGATAATCCACACCGTTGATGTAGCAGATGAAGTTGAGGGGGTCCAGTTCACGCACCTTCTTACCGTTGATGTACGTTGCCCAGTAGCGGACAGCGTATTCACCGGAGCCAGAGGTGGGCGTTGCGGGGGCAATGGTGCCGCCCTTGGTCGATTTGGGCACGACCACGAAAATATGCTTTTCCTTCCGTGCCTCGACCGTGCCCGCAACAGGATCCTCATACTGGTTCGCCACACGCAGGTCAATGCTGTGGCGGCGCAGCTCCGACAGCTGGACGGACTGCGGCGTGGTGGTGCGGAATTCCAGACCAAGGGTCATAGCCTCCAAATGGCCCAGAATGACCGCTTCGACGTTACCACCGACACCAGCGCCCGAAATGCTCTGCGTCAGAAAGGTAACATCAGGCAGGGTAACTTTCGACATACCCAGATACTCCACGCTGTCCTCATAGACCGCGAAGTTGATAACGCTCTGATCGATTGCCATTGTAGTGCCTCCTTTTTAGGACTGGAGTGCGCTGGTCACATAGTCAGCGTCATATTCCAGCACAAAATCAATCTCCTGCGCCGGAGAGGGCGGGGTCATGTAGACGTGCAGCTTGATTTTGCCCGCCATCAGGCTGGTCAGCGGGTTCTCGTTTTCCAGCATTTCCACACGGGCACCCAGCAGATAGCCTGCGCCCACCAGACCGTTCAGCCAGATGTTGGCGCTATCCAGAATAGTGTCGATGAGACGACGGTTCATCGGCTTGTCGAGCTTGCTCCAGAACGTCTTGATGAGGGTGTTGGAGACGTAGTCGAACATACGGCTGAGCGGGATGAAGTAGTCCTTCACATCCGTGGACTTGGGGTAGCACGCAGTATGGTTGCCCCAAGCGGTCCAGCCGCCCATGAAGTTCAGGAAGGTGCAGATGCCTGCAGCATCAACAACAAGGGCCTGATTATAGGTCAGGTTGATGGTGTTGCCATCGTCGTCGCACAGGCCGTCGATGTGAACGGTCTTGTTGGAGGGGCTTTCATAGGGAATGCCCTCGTTGCCGGTATCGGTTTCTGCAAGGCAGCCCGCCTCGACGGTGGAGCCGTGGAAACGCAGATCACCGAGGGTGCCGTTGGGCCAGCACAGGATGGTCTTTTCGGTATAGGTGCCGCTGTTTTTCGCCTGAACCGCAGCGGTATAGGTCTTTGCGGAAATGTCCACCAGAGCCTTGCCGGTAAACATGCCGTTGATGGAGCCAGCCTTTGCGTCCATAACAGCTGCAACGGTGGCATCCTGGGAGAAGCCGGGAGCCATAATCAGGTCGGGCACAATGCCGAACATGGTCAAGCACAGCTCAATCTGCTCAACAGCGGCGGACACATCGGAAGCCTCGGCGGTCTCGCCAACGGGCAGGAAAATGACCGGCTGGCAGGCGCACAGCTTGAAGTGGTAGTACATCACCTCACAGACGGTGTACTTGGCCCAGTCGTCGTCATAACCCAGCTGTTCCTTTGCCTCATCATAGCTGGTGCAGAGCACCGGGAGGCCAGCGGTCGCAGCAGTACCGGTCGCCTTAGACAGCGGTGCGGTGCCAATGACAAAGGGGATGCCGCAGGTTGCGGTGTTCGGTGTCGCCACGGCGGTATCGGCGCGGCTGACATTGATACCAT